CCTTCACGTAACGCACAGGTCGCCCCCATGAGGGGGTGTAGTCGGAAAGGAGGTGTTTTTAGTTGGAAGATGAACAGCTTTATAGTGATTTTGAAAGAAATGAAAAAGTTAAGGCCGAGATAAAAAAACTTACCAGTATTTTCAGTAAGATAGATTTGAAGACAAAAAAGGCTGTTCGTTCTCTAATTGAAAACGCCGCCTTCATGTCTGTAACCCTGGCTGAGCTACAAGAACACATTAATAAAAATGGCGTAACGGAAAAATACACCAATGGAGCTAATCAGTCCGGCATCAAAAAATCATCTCACGTAGAAGTTTACAACACAATGATTAAAAATCACACTAGCATAATTAAACAACTAACTGACCTGTTACCTAAGCCCCCTGTAAGCAACAAAGAAAAAGGTGACGGATTCGACGAGTTCGTAAATGGTAGGGATGATTAAGTATCCGCTTGCTTATAACCCGATACTTGAATATTGGGAACTTATAGAATCAGGTCAAGAAATTGTTTGCGATAAGATCCGCCGGACATATAAAAAACTTGTCTTTGATTTGACTGATACGAATAGCGAATATTTTTACAGCCCGGCAAGGGCTAATCATGTAATAGAGTTTTGCGAAAACTATTGCAGGCATTCAAAGGGCAAAATGGGCGGTAAGCCGGTAGTCTTGGAGCCATGGGAAAAAGCTATGCTGGCTGCTGTATTCGGTTTTATCGGTATAGACGGCAATAGGAAATACAACGAAGCCGTTTTGATTGTCGGAAAAAAGAACGGTAAATCTCTGATAGCCTCCTGTGTAGGCCTGTATCTCTTGGTTGGTGACGGGGAGGCTGGCCCGGAAATATACGCGGTAGCAACCAAGCGCGATCAGGCAAAGATTATTTGGCAAGAAGCAAAACGGATGGTTAAGAAGTCACCGGCACTGAGAAAAAGAATTAAGGCGCTGGTGGCTGAACTAAGCAGTGAAGATTTTAATGATGGCGTATTTAAACCTCTTGCCAGCGATAGCGACACACTAGACGGGCTAAATATTCACGGCGCCCTGATGGACGAAATCCACCAGTGGAAAAATGGCAAAGCGTTATTTGACATAATAGCTGATGGTGTGACCGCCAGAGAGCAGTCACTGCTTTTTGAGACCTCAACTGCCGGCACTATCAGGGAAGACATATACGATCAAAAGTACGAAGAAGCAGAAAGAGTAATAAACGGATATTTTGATCCCAGTGGCTATAAGGATGAACACTTTATAGCTTTTATTTATGAGCTTGATTCCCGTAAAGAATGGCTTGATCCTAAGTGCTACAAGAAAGCTAATCCGGGACTTGGAACAATAAAGAACGAAAAGACTTTGCTTGCAAAAGTGGAAAAAGCTAAGGCTAACCCGATGCTTGTTAAAAACCTAGTGTGCAAAGAATTCAACATACGTGAGACTACAAGCGAGGCGTGGCTTACGTTTGAGCAGGTAAACAATACTGCAACATTTGATATAAAAGCGTTGAAGCCGAGGTATGGGATTGGTGGGGCTGACCTTTCCAGTACTACTGATTTAACCTGCGCAACGGTTTTATTTATGGTTCCTAATGACGAAACTATATATGTTTTGCAAATGTACTTTTTACCCGAGGATCTCTTAGAAATTAGGGTAAAGGAAGACAAGATACCCTATGATATTTGGCGCGACAACGGATTATTAAGGACTACACCGGGCAATAAGGTCCATCATAAATATGTCACTGAGTGGTTTAATGAAATGCAAAATGAGTTTGATATATATATTCCGTGGGTTGGTTATGATTCTTGGTCTGCTACCTATTGGGTTGAAGAAATGCAAGGAATATTTGGAAAAGATTCAATGGAGCCAATTATCCAAGGAAAGAAAACATTATCAGGCCCTATGAAATTAATGGGGGCTGACCTGGAAGCTAAGAAGATAAACTATAATAATAACCCAATTCTTAAATGGTGCCTCACTAATACAGCCATAGAGGTAGATAAAAACGACAATATACAGCCTATTAAGACAAGCAAACAGCGTCGCAGGATTGATGGTACTGTTAGCTTGTTAAACGCTTATGTGACATTAACCGAGAGGCATTACGAAGAGTATGTAAACAGGATATAGGAGGTGTTTTAATTGCTAGAAGGGGCTAAGGAGATAGATAAAAACTGCACAACCTTAATTATAAGATTGATCCGTCAGTACAAAATAGAGGATTTACATGAAATGGAGAAGGAGCTTGCCGAAAAGACGGGCAAGAAAGTTATTTTGTTAGACAGTCGGTTTGGTGAAGTTATAGCGATGTGATTTGAGGTGTTAAAGTGAGGATAAAGAAATTTTTCGGTAAGCTATTTAACAAGTCGCCTACTGCAACAAGATTTGAACTCGTTACTGAACGTGGTAACGGGTTTTACTCTTGGAACGGGCAGTTATACCAGTCTGACATTGTAAGGTCGTGCATCCGTCCGATGGCGACAGCTATAGGTAAACTCGTAGGGCAGCATATCAGGAATGATGCTAACGGTTTTAAGGTTAACCCTGACGCATATTTGAGATTTCTGCTTGAAGAACCTAACCCGTACATGACAGGGCAGATGTTGCAAGAGAAAATGGCCAATCAGTTAGCAATTAACAATAATGCTTTTGCTCTTTTAGTGCGGGATGCAACCGGTTACGCGGTAGAGATTTACCCGATACCAGCAGTTTCAGTAGAGGCTATTTATGACAGTTCGGCAACTTTGTATTTAAGGTTTTTTACTAAAAACGGTAAAATGTTTACTTATCCATACAGTGATATTATCCATATTCGCAGGGACTTTGTCGATAATGATATTTTTGGCGAGTCTATCGCCCCGGCACTTACGAGCCTAATGGAAATTGTCACAACAACAGACCAGGGCATTGTAAAGGCTGTAAAAAACAGCGGTGCTATAAAGTGGTTGTTGAAATTCACGTCCACACTCAGGCCCGAAGACATCAAAAAAGCCACAAAGGAATTCGTCGATAACTATTTATCCATTAATTCCGACGTAGGCGGGGCAGCTGCAGCAGACGCGAAGTATGACGCCAAACAAGTAGACCCTAAGGATTACGTTCCGAACGCAAGTCAAATGGACAAGACACTGCAGCGCATTTATTCGCTTTTTGGAACTAACACGGATATAATCCAGAGCAAATTTACTGAGGACCAATGGAACAGCTACTGGGAGTCAGTCCTGGAGGCGATAGCTACACAACTAGCTAACGAGTACACCAGAAAAATATTCAGTAGGCGTGAAAGAGCTTTTGGGAATCAGATTGTTTTTAGTGCATCGAATTTACAATACGCTTCTATGGCGACAAAATTAAATCTTGTCCAGATGGTTGACCGGGGCGCTATGAGTTTGAATGAGTGGCGGGCAGTGATGAATTTACCACCGGTACCTGAGGGCGATACTTATGTAAGAAGGTTGGATACCGCAGTAGTTAATCAGGTTAAAAATTTAGTCGCTAGATTGGGTGGCGATAATGACAAAGAAATACTAATCGCGGTAGATAAATTGCTGAGCACAGTCTAATAGATCGGAGGTTAAGGATTGGGAAGGATAAACATTAAAGGCGCTATCATCCCAAATGATTATAAATGGTTTTACGACTGGTTCGAAATGGATTGTACTTGCCCGCTTGATGTTGAAACAATTTTAAACGAGTGTAAGAAGACCGGAGAAGCGGTAGACGTGTTTATAAACAGTCCCGGTGGTGTGATTGACGTCGGATCAGAAATATACACAATGCTCAGGTCACACCAAGGCGATGTACAAATATATATCACTGGCGAAGCTTGCAGTGCAGCCAGCGTAATAGCAATGGCCCGATACTGTGAAATGTCACCCACAGCTTTAATGATGGTCCACTGTGTATGGACGGGTGCCCAGGGCAACCGCAAGGACTTTGAACAAGTGGTAGGTATGCTTGGCACGGCAGACGAGTCAATAGCTGCAGCGTACATGGCAAAAACAGGAATGACCAAAGAGGAAGCTTTAGCGATGATGGAAGCAGAAACCTGGTTGACCGCAGAACAGGCGAAAGAAAAAGGCATGATTGATGCTGTCATGTTCTCTGGTGGCAATGGGATGTTGGGAAAATTAGCAGCAAGCACCTTTGCCTTGCCGAGTGCTGAACAGATGGAAAAAGCTAAAAGAATGATTAAAGAGCAGACCGTAACTGCTGAACCTGACCAGATAGTAGAGCTTAAAACTGCTCAGGCGAGATTAAGATTATTAAAATTAGGGGGTAGGAATTTTGACTAAAGAACAATATTTAGCGCAGAGGAAAGCACTGATGGATGCTGCCCAGGCTTTGATTAGTGAAGGAAAAGCTGATGAAGCTAACGCCAAAATGCAAGAAATGGAAGCACTTGACGCGCAGTATGACGCAGCCTGCTTAGCACAGGCGAACCTGAACGCTTTGAAAGATAAGCGCACTGTTACAAACCTTGCTGCAAGCTCTGTAACACTTCCGACAGGTGCCGAGGTAGTTGACAGGATGGACGCTACTGCAAGTGAAGCACAAAGACAAGCGGAAGCGCGCGGCACTGCTTTAAAACTTAATAACTCTGTAACTGTAGCCGCTGGAACTGTTTTACTCCCAAGTCAAACAGCAACAGATATCAGGCCTACCTTTAACAAGGTGTCGAGTCTTATTGATAGGGTAGCTTCTAAAACCTTAATGGGTGGTGAGTCTTATAAACAACCTTACCTGGAAGGTTATGGGGAAGGGGACTACACAGACGAGGGCGACGATTACAATACTGCAGAACCTACTTTTGCTTATGCGGCGATCAATAAGTCAAAAGTAACAGCTTACGCAGAGGATACCGAGGAATTGCAAAAGTTACCTGCCGCTAACTATGACGCTGAGGTAATTAAAGGTATCACCGTAGCGTCCCGGAAAAAAGTTACCCGTGAAATTTTGGTCGGCACAGGTGCAACTAACAGACTAGCAGGTATTTTCTCCACTGCTGCTGCAGCTATTGACGCTGATACAGATATGGAATTAACAGCTATCGACGAAAATACATTATCTGATATCATGTTTGGTTTTGGTGGAGATGAGGACGTCGAGGACGCTGCTGTTTTGATTTTGAACAAAGTAGACTTGAAATCTTTTGCGCAACTCAGGACTTCCGATGGTCAAAAAATACACGTAAAAGGAAATGGTAACGTAGGTACCATAGACGGTGTTCCCTACATCATCAACAGCGCGTGTAAAGCTGTAACTGCAAGTGCAACTACCACAGGCCAGTATTGCATGGCATACGGACCACTGAGTAACTACCAGTTAGTTATTTTCTCAGGTATGGATATCCAACGCAGCACTGATTATAAATTTAAGCAGGGCATGATTGCACACCGGGGCAGCGTATTCCTTGGTGGTAACGTAGTTTCTAAAAATGGATTTTTACGCATCAAGAAGGCGTAGTCAGGGGGTATGAATAATGAGAGTAGGATATGAACCTGCGTTAGGCATGATTAAAACTGATATAAAAGGCGTGGTCATGGACCGCGCCTTTCTTGCCCATTTTCAGGTTGCTGCCTCCGATGCAGTAGCGGCCAGCGCAGCAGGGGTTCTGGCAGCGACTAATCTAACAGCGGCCACGCAGACAAAAATAACCGGAATTACTGAACCGGCAGTTCCAAGGGCGCTATCAATTGTCGGAAATGTGTCTGGTATAACTGGAAATGTTGTGGCTACCGGCAAAAACTATGCCGGAGCGACTATTACAGAAACGCTTGCACTAAACGGAAACACCACAGTACAAGGGGCCAAAGCATTCAAAGAGGTTGACAGTATTGCCCTGCCCGTGCAGACACATACACCTACTGCCCAGGTAGAGACAGCAACGGCGGCAGGAACGATTACGGCAGTCGGTAACGCCTCCGTGGTGGTGACTGCAGCAGGCATAACCGGAAGTCCAAAAACCATAGCCGTTCCGGTTATAGGAACTTGTCAGGTTGAAACAGCTACAGTGGTCGGGACCATAGAAGTTGCTGGAGCTGGCGACGCTGCTGTTGTAGTCACTGCCGCGGGGATGACCGGAAGCCCTGTCACTCTGGCTGTTGCAGTGGCCAACAACGATACCGCTGCACAAGTAGCCGGTAAAATCAAGACCGCTATGGGCCTTGATGCTGGTATAGCAGCATGGTTTACTATTGGTGGTGCAGATGCAGTGATTACATTGACCAGAAAAGCTGCAACTGCCGACGATGCAACGATGAATGTGAGTATTGATAATGGCACCTGTGCCGGCCTAACAGCAGCGCCAACATCAGATGATACAACTGCAGGTGTGGTAGGTGACGACGCTTCTGCCATAGCAGGAAAAATTAGAACCGCCTTGGCTGCTGACGCTGCTGTTACTGCTCTATTTGCAGTATCTGGGGCTACTGACAAGGTTATTCTTACCAGGCTTGTTCCAGCGGCCAATGATGCTACTCTAAACATAGCCATCGACAACGGAACCTGCTCTGGCATCACTACGGCTGCTGCATCGGCAAACACAACTGCCGGTGTTCCCTACGACATTGTTTCTGTAGGCTGGAATGACAAGCTGGGGCTACCATATAAGTTGGCACACAATACATTTATCCCTGGCATGACTTTTTTGGGGAATGTCAGAGAAGTCACTGAGCCAACAATAACCATAAGTGCAACGGCCATAGAGAGCAATACCATTGACCTGAACAGTGCCTTGGATGGTTCAGTAGTAGATTCTTACCTTGTGGTCTAGATCATGGCGCTAATCAATGATCTTAAGGCAGCACTTAGGACAACTACAACGGATGCTGGTATTGTTGGGGAAATACAGGACTTAATTGATGCCGCAAAAGCGGATCTAGCTTTGTCTGGTGTTTTAGCTGTAGACGAAACTGATCCGCTGATTAAGCGGGCAATAACAACTTATTGTAAAGCTAACTTTGGTTACGATAATCCTGATGCTGACAGGTTTGCTAAGTCTTACGAAATGCTAAAGCAGCACCTTAGCCTTGCTACTGATTACGCCTGCTACGCTGTTGTATTCACCGTAACAGCAGAAGGTTTGCCCGTCGATGACGCGCTGATAACCATCAACGAAAATGACGATGACGCCAAGGAAACTAATTCCCAAGGCGTTGCAGTGTTTACCACAAAGCAAACAGGTATTGATTTTAATTATGCCGTAATCAAGGCGGGTTATGACAGTGTTGCCGGGACGGTTTACGTTGACGGTAACGAATCCGTGGGGGTGGCGCTGAGTGCGACATAATCAGATAATCAGTTTAGTCAGCACTACCTACATCGAGGATGAAATTGGTAATCAGATCGAAACAATTTCAGAGCGCGAAGTATACGCTAATGAAATGTCTGTAGGCAGTTCTGAGTATTATAACGCTGCACTTACAGGCATAAGACCTGAGAAAAGGTTTGAAATATATTCGTTTGAATACCAAAATGAGGAAAAATTAAAGCACGAAGGCATTGTCTACAGAATAATCAGGACCGAAGGCAAGGGCGAAAAAACCCGCCTAACCTGTGAAAAGATAGCCGCTGACGGATAGGAGGTGTTTATTTGTCAGATATAAACAAAATGTCCCCTGGAACTGGGAGAAGGCTTAAAGAAGACAACACGACTGTTAATATAGCGGATAAGATAGAGGCTATAGCTAATGTCTTGGATATTGACCTATCGACACTGGCAACTGAGGTCACACTGGTGGCAATATTGGCGAAAATTATAGCGGCTCCAGCAACTGAGGCGAAGCAGGACACACTGATCGCCAAAGATTTTGCAACACAGACAACCTTGGAGGCAGTGCTGGCCAAGATTATAGCGGCGCCATCAACCGAGGCAACTTTAGAGGCAGTTCGGGCACTGTTGGCGGGCACTATCAATACCCAACTAACTGGTAGTAGAATTGAGCCAGTAGCACATCGGACAAACGTCACGGCAGTAGACAAAGTACCATCCATTACAATAACCGCAGCAGATCAACCAGCAATCCCAGTATCGGGAGGAACATTGACAGCAGTTGCTCATGGCATTGGAGTCTCTCCGGGAAATTCTTACGGTTCCGCTGGTGTAAGTGCTTTGGTAACAGTTACGCCGACAGTTAATAAATCCATTGATGTAACAATTCCACAGGCAACAGGAGCAGAATACTACGACATTTTCCTATCCACCTCAACTACAGCGCCTCTTTGGGTTGCACGTATAGCAGAAACACAAAGGGCAGAAGGTTGTGCTATTACCGCCGTTGGAACTGTCGGAGCAGGTGGAAGTGCCGGTATTGTTAATGTTCAAGTCGTCGGAACAGGAGCAGCTAGTACAGGCACCATTTTTGCTGCTAATAACGCTTATGTTTTTTCTGGCATAGAAAAAATTGCATGTCTAGGCAAAACAAAAGCATACATTTATATAAAAACTACTGTAACAGATTTAAGAAGTGCTCCTTCGGTTGGTATAGTACCTTTCTTTAGTAAAAACGATGAATCTAATGATTGGTATGCAATTGATGCTAATCTACTATCTGTTTTAGGTGGTATAAGTGGCCAACCACTCCCTCAAGTAGTTGTTGTTGATGTTAATTCTGTTAAAAATTTAATTATCTTGGTTGATGTAATAGCCGGACAGGGAACAGCGGTAAGCATTGAAGTAGAATTGTATTAGGTGATGCTAATATGAAAATTATATTCGGTACACCAACAACTACGGGAATTGAAGGAATAAGCGGAACTGGATTACTTGCAGAATACCGTTGTAGTGAATTAGGCGATACTTTGATTGATTATTCAGGAAACGGCAATCATGGAGAATTTGGCGTCGGTGGAAATAGGCCAACAAGAACATCTTTTGGAATAGATTTTTATGACGATTATATAGTCTTACCTGACGCAATCAAAAACGCTTTATCTGTCCAGAATGATTTTACGATTATTACCGCAGGGGTTATTAATAGCAGCGGAGGCACTATTTTAGGTTCCTCTATTGGTGTAACAGATAGATTGGTCATAAACGCATCTCCTAATATGTCAACTAATTTGAGTCCCTATCTAAAGTATATGCGTGGGTGCTTAAATGTTGGCCCAACAGCAGATTCACAAGTAGCTAAAGCAGCTGGGCCGTTTAATATATACACACCACATATTTTTACTTACAGTTATAGTGGTTTTTTCGGTAAAAGTAAAATGATTATTGATAAGGAATTGTATGGAAATATAACCGCAGCTAATCCAGCTATCCTCGCAGGATGCCGTATTGGATCTCAAACAAGTGGAGCACCTTTTTTAGTGGGTACATTGTACTACATGCTCATATATTCAAAATTTCTTAGTAACAACATAGTGCAAAAACAGTACCGAGTTATTAAAAAAATACTTAAACAGAGAGGAGTTGTTTTACCATGATATATTATTACATCATATGGCCTAGTTTGGAAAGTTTTGAGAGCACAGAAGTACCATTGCCTAGCGGTCAAATACTTGGTGATCCAAAAGTTGATATAAATGGTCGCAGGTTGTCGCGTTACGACGAAAAACAGCTTACTCAAGCAGATTTAGACTATTTCAACAGCATGGAAGGCGTAGTTGTTCAGACTTATCCACCCGAGCCTTGGATCGAACCGGAGTATGAATAACCGCACTAACGAAGGTGCGTTAGTTTGTTAATGATCAGGCCTGGAGAGACATAAAAAATACCGTCAGGTTATTCCTGACGGTCGCTGTTTTCCAGCTCCAGTATATCTAAAATACCGCAGTCAAGTATCTCACATATTTTAGCGAGATTATTTAGCGGTAGGCGCTGGGTTTGGTTCCTGCACATCTCATTTACCGATGGCTGCCTAATGCCAGTCAATCTTGAAAATTCGTGCTGAGAAATACCACGTTTCTCTAACAAGTTACCAAGCTTAATTTTAACTTTCAAATAACGGCTGTGGGAGGTGAAACACAGTGGGCAGGCCAGATCAAGCCCTATTTCTAATCGGTACAACCATAGCCGAAGACGAAATAGGCAACCAGGTAGAAACGCCAACCGAGCGCATGGTTTTTGCTGAGCAACTTGACATTGGCAGCTCTGAGTTTTATAACGCCGCTCAGACAGGACTCCGCGCTGAGAGAAAATTTGAGATGTATACCAGGGAGTATCAGGGAGAAAACAGGCTGAAACACAACGGTATCACATACAGAATAATCAGGACTGGATTTGGTAAGTCGAAAGAAAAAACCCGACTGACTTGCGAAAGAGTTGCTGCCGATGGCTGATCTGATTAATATAGACGATTTTGCCAGTTATATAGCTGAAGCTGTCCGCGAATACACTGAAGATGTAACCAGCGCCATCGGTGCCGAAGTAAAAAATACTGCCGATCTGGTGCTGGCCGAGGTTAAGAGACTAGCTCCAAAGCATACTGGGGAGTATGCCCGAACATTTGTAAAAACCGACAAGTCACTTCCGGGCAACAGGAAATATGTTGTATGGAACAAAAAACATTATCGCCGTGTGCATTTGCTGGAGTACGGCCATGCCAAGGTTGACGGTGGCAGAGTAAGAGCTTACCCGCATCTCGATCCGGCACATCGGACGTATGGCTTGACTATGCCGGACAGGATTAAGGAGATCATACGAAATGGGGGGTAAGCGGCATGACACAAGCTGAATTATATACGGCTCTGAAAAGCCTGGGTATGCCGGTGGCTTACGGTGAGTTTGTGGCTCCTGGTGTGCCACCTCCGTTTATTACTTATCAGTTTTATAATAACGATGATATTATGGCCGACGATAAAAATGCCATTGCCGTTGATACTTACCGGGTTGAATTGTATACCAAAGTTAAAGATCCGGCCACGGAAAAACTAATACAGGATAAATTTAAGGAATTAAACCTGCCGTATAGCAAAACAGAGGATTACATTGAAACTGAAAAAATGCGGCAAATAGTATATGAAATAGAACTTTTGGGGGGTTAGAAATATGCCAGAAGCAAGTCAAGTAGGGCTTGATCAATTCCATTATGCGGAACTATTGACCGATACATCAAGTGGCTGCTCATATGATACGCCTGTAGCGATTACGGGTATCGTTGCCGCTGATGCAAAGGCAAACGGCAGTATCGAAACCAATTACGCCGATGACGGCCCGGCAGAAAATGCCGTATCTGTTGGTAGACAGGAAGCTACTTTAGAGTTTACGAATTTACCTTTGTCCGAAAAAGCCTGGTTGCTTGGACATGCTACTACGCTGGGGGTGGTCAGAAAGAAAACCACAGATAACCCTAAGTATGTGGCCATCGGATTTAGGAGTCTGAAATCTAACGGAGCCTACAGGTATGTGTGGTATTTGAAGGGCCAGTTTGCCCTGCCGGACACCAGCTATAAGACTAAGGCAGATAAAACTACTTTTAATAACATGAAAATGATGTACGTCGGCCTACGCCGTGACTACGACAATGAGTATCAGCTTGAAGTTGACGATGATGACCCGGCAGTCCCGGCTTCTGTGATTGAAAACTGGTTTAATGCCGTCCCGATCACAATTACTGAGCCTGACGCTTTGACGTTGGTTACTGTTCCGGCAGATGCTGCTACCGGCGTTGTGGTATCAGCTAACCTAACTGCTACTTACAATAACGCTCTGAAGGACAACCAGTTAACCAGTGATTATTTCTACATTGTTAAGGCTTCCGATGGCAGTAAGGTTGCCGCTGCCATTACCATTGATACGGACAAGAAAGTTGTCACAATAAACCCGTCCAGCGATTTAGCAGCAGCGACAGATTATATGCTAGTTATCAGTGGTCTGGTGACTGATATCTACGGTCAGAAGCTGGCAGCAGGTACAACGCTATCTAATTTCACAACAGCTTAACAGGCGGCCAATGTGCCGCCTTCGTACATATTTTAAGGGGGTTTTATAGTGGATATTCCACAAATCACAATTAACGGAAAAACTTACAGGATGCCGAAAAAGCCAAAAATGAACCTTTGGCGACACCTGGTTAAATTCGAGGAAGACCAAAGGACCGGTGAAATTCAGGGGCAGCAGGTTTTAGACGAGATGTATAACCTTGTCGCTATTGCATTCAATAATGAGGAAGTAACTGGGGAAGTAGTTGAGGCTAATTTTGACTTTGAGGAGATAATTAACGTTTTTACTTATATCCGTGAATACGTGAAAAAACTAGCTGCTTTAAAGATAGCGCAACTACCAAAAAACGCGATAGCTCCGGCAAGGACATAAGCCACTTGTCGGAGCATCAAACGGTTGTATATTTTTGCCTGTCGTTTTGCCGGGCTTTTAATTGTTTATTGAGCCAGGTTCTCAATGAGAGTATTGAGGATTGTTTTGATATGCTGATTGTTGCTAATTTGACTGATGATGAAACGTTGAAAGATAAGCCTAAGAAAGCTTTTATTGATCAGGTGGGGATTTTTTAAAATATCAGCTACGGCACTATAGTTAAATTTTTTGAATTCCATTTATTTTCTTTAAGGTACTTAAGCTCTACTCTAAAATTACTTCTAATCATAGCACCAAATGAGTTTTGAGAATCCACATAGGACGCAACAGTATAATTTCCTTCGCCTTTATCGGTAACAAATCTATCCTCATAAGCCGGGAACTTTGCGGTAGTTGGCGCTTTTAGTTTCTCGGTAACGAGTTGTTGCGCCATGAGGAAGGCGTTTTGTTTGCTATTGTGTTCGGAACCACAAGAGGAAACAAATACTGCAAAGATAAATACTATTACTATAATAGATATGCAGCCAATAGTCTGATTTTTTGTCTTTTCTTTGTTAGTAGAATCCATAGTATCAACTCCTTTTTTAAATAAATATTCCTCAAAAATTAAATAATCCCTGCAGGGGGTGAAAATTTGGCCGAGACGATTAGGGGGATCAATCTTGTTATAGGGGCAGAAACGCAAGCGCTAACTGCCGCTTTGTCCGACGTAAATAAAAACGCAAGAAATATACAGTCAGAACTAAAACAAGTCGAAAAATTATTAAAGTTAGATCCCACAAATACCCAATTAGTAGCACAGCAACAAGAACTTCTAGGTCAAGCAATAGCGAATTCAGAGGAAAAGCTTAACAGATTACGCGCAGCCCAGGAACAAGTTAACGCTCAGTTTGCCGCTGGTGATATTAGTGAAGGTCAGTACAGGGCATTTCAGCGCGAAGTGGTCAGAGCAGAACAGGAACTTAACAATTTCAGGGCCGATGCCGACCGAACAAGGCAGTCCATAGAAGGATTATTTGACGACGTTACCACTGACAGGTTGGTTCGTGAGCTCCAGGCAGGCGGGGAAGCTGGAAGAGCGGCAGCAGAGGAAATATCCAGGGCACTTTCTGGGGTTGATGATGATGTAGATCGAAACAGGCGCAGTGTGCTTATGTACGGTGATGCTTGGAGAACTATGAGTCAGGACGCAAGGCGAGAATTGGACGATGTACGTGACGAATTAAGACAAACTGAGAATTCAGCCGACGATCTAAAAGGTAAAATAGCTGGTGTTATGGCCGGGGTTGCAGGTATGGGTATTGCCGATGCTATGGATTCTGCTACATCCAGTTCCGGTCACCTCCGGGCCATGCTTGGAATGACAAAAGAAGAAGCTGAAGAATTTGACAGTATAGCAAAACAGGTGTACGGTGATAACTTTGGTGAAAGTATGCGAGAAGCCAGCGAGGTAACAGCCAGAACACACCAAGCGCTAAAACTTACAGGGGAAGAATTAAAGAATCAGACAGAAAATGTATTCCGCTTAAACGATGTTTTCAGTGAGTTAGGTGCAGACACGCAAATAAACATTGAGGCTGCAAGAGCAATAACGGTAGCCTGGGGAATAGACGCTCAAACTGCCTTTGATATTATTACAACTGGCTTTCAAAATGGCACAGGTAATGCTGGTGATCTTTTAGATACCTTTCAGGAATACCCACCTCACTTCCAGGCCATTGGTTTAAGCGCTACCGATATGCTTAATTGGCTCAGTGCAGGTATGGCTAACGGGGCAAGGAACACAGACTATCTAGCTGATGCCGTCAAGGAATTCGGCATAAGGGTTAAAACCGAGGGTGACACAGCACAACTGGCAATACAGAAAATGTTCCCTGCCGACGAAGCGCAAAGAATCATAAATGGTTTTGCACAAGGTGGCGAAGCAGGTAGAAACGCATTTTTTAAGGTTTTCGAGGCGTTGAATCAGGCAGGAAGCGAGCAGGAAAAGTATACACTTGGTGTTCAATTAATGGGCACTAAGTTTGAGGATTTGACAGCTAATCAAATAAGTAATTTGGTGGCCGAATTCGCTAAGACAAAAGATGCGACAATGGATCTGTCCGGAGCAACCGCTTCGATGGATGAGGAATACGCAGGTTTGCAGAAAACTTTAGAAGAAATAAAAAGAACCCTTGCAACTTCTCTTATCGCACCTTTAGGGGATTTTGTGCCAATCGTAACAGGTGTGGTTGATGTCGGGGCAAAGTTAGGCCTTACCTTTTTAGGATTGTCGGCAGTCGGGGTAAATGTAGGCGGCGTCATGAGTAAAGTATCCAGCATTATAAGTAAAATAGGGCTTATAATTAGGGGCATTGTGCTGGTTATAACATCTTTATCCTCTGTTGTTTTGCCCGCATTAGGTGCCGCTTTTGTTACTGCCTTCGAGATAATAACGTCGCCCATAACCCTTGTTGCCGGCCTGATTGCTGGCTTAATTTACTTGGGTTACGAAATATATAAAAACTGGGAAGGTCTAAAGCAACTTGCCCTTGATGTCTGGACTGGCATTTCCGATGCCGTTGGTATAGCAGTTAACTACATTAAAATGCATTGGCAAGGATTTAAAGACTTTTTCGTTAATCTATGGGAATCAATATGGGGACCAGTTAGAAATGTGCTTAATAGTATGATAGACGGAATAAATCTAGTGATTGAAGGTCTAAACAAAATTAATATTTCTGTTCCTGACTGGGACATCTTGCCTGATAGCATACAGGGGAAAAGCTGGGGGGTAAATATAAGTCAGATACCAAAACTTCATGATGGCGGGGTTTTCCGGACGCTTAATCCAGATGGGGAAGGGTTGGCATTACTAAAAGATGGTGAAAGAGTTATTCCTGATGGTGTTACACCAGCAACTAACGTATCAATAGACTACAACCGTCTAGCCGGTGCAGTAGCTCAAGCGCTTAACGGGGCAAAGTTTATCACTGACATAAACAGAGGTACGGTTAAACTCATGGTTGGAGATGTTCTTAGGCGGGAGGTTCGTATATGAGCAGTGCTTTGCATAAGATTGATGGCACTCTTATTTCAAGAGTTATCGTGTCGGTTATCCCTGATCATGAAGTTATCGAGGTAGAAAACCGTCTCCTTGACGGTTCTTTTCATGTCCAGACTATTGGACAACCAACAAGGATTGTAAACGTCAACACTGTGACTGTTAATACCGAAAATAAAAAGCTGATTGACACTTACAAAGCAACAAAAACCCCAGTCAAAATTGTTCTAGATGATGAGTATTATGTAGGCACAATTCGCGGAAACCCTCAATGGGCAAGGGTTAAGTCTGGAGTATTCCAGATAAGCTTTGTTTTGCTTGTTTCCGAGGAGGGAACTCTATGATAGAGCTTCCAGAGGGTATTCAAGCCCGCATAAATTTGGTTCAGCAAACGCTCTATAACAACGCAGATCCTCGTATGGAAGCCACAATCATCAAGGCCAACAGGACGCTGGATATTCAAACAATTCAGTCCGGCACTCTTGGCAGCATAGATCTAGCGCCGAAAATAGTTGACGGAGTGGTTACTGAAATATGGATTATCGCCGTTGTGAGTGGTCAGGCTGTCGTAAACGTCTACACCTACAGCGATGATATTGATTTTACCACTCCTGATAGAACCTTTACACTGACAACCGAGGAATTAGATGCGAAGGTTAGGGATGTGTCGATTTCCTTTGACGGTGAACTGCCTTGGTTGTTTTGGGTGGAGCGAGGTGTTAGCTATGATAAAATTTGGACTGTACAATGGGATGGGACAGGTACGCAACCGGCAGGGACAATGTTGGTAGAAGTAGCAAGATAGTGGTATAATATAACTATGGCAGGAGGTTGCAAACTCTAGGCGGTATCCCGCCGCCCACGCCTAAAAATATGGGACTACTAGGGAGGTAGTTTTTATGCTTATTCATGGAGTACCGATCATTGGTGAAATTAGAGAACATAAGAGTTCTTTAGCGATGATTAGGGAATTTACAACTAAAAAACAATGGAACAGTATAAAAGCAATTTATCTTATTTATCACGATATACACGATACATCCATAGATGCTACTGGTTGTTATGTTGCTGATGCCGGGGGAGTAACAGTATTGGGATTTAAAAATACCATAACCTTAAAGTCTGAGGATAGTCCTTGTATTGTTATTAGTGGTGACGTAGAAGATGGTGGCATGTTTGAATATGTATTATTACATGAGCTTGGTCATCACCAGGGTTATGGAGAAACTGACTCTGATATATTTGCATTAACTATTATGAAATCATATTACGAGGAAGGATTATCGTTCACGTTAAAAGAACAACCGCTTGCTGATACAATGAGGCAATTAGGGATAAAGGTTAATATAGTAGCTTAAAGCACCCTCCAAGGGTGTTTTCTTTTGCCCGAAATGAGGTGATGGCGTGGCAACAACAATTTTAACGGCGGCAGAGCTTGACGCAGTCAGACTAAACCTTGCTGGAGATTACATCCTTGGTGCAGACATTGACCTGGTTGGATACGCAAATTGGGACCCAATAGGAACAGCAGTAGCACCGTTTACTGGCAAGCTAGACGGTTCTATATACGACATATCAAATCTAACTATTGATCGAGCAACTACCGACAATGTAGGACTATTTGGAGTATGTCAATTCAATGTCTTAGCGAACAATCCTAACTTAAAAAATATTACATTGACCGGCGTAAATGTCGTTGGCAAAGATAACGTCGGAGCATTGGCTGGCAAAATAACAACAAATCAGCAAGTGTCACCGGAATTCGACTTGGTTTTAAATTGTTCTTCAACCGGAATAGTTACGGGTGCGTCAAATGTTGGTGGTCTACTTGGTTTAGTTGAAGGCCCGGATTATGATGTTTTCGATGAGTACGATCCCAGGGCCGGTTGTATCAATACCTGTTTCTCTACGGTAACGGTGTCAGGCAGTGGAAATAATATAGGCGGGCTTATTGGGCAGACAGTAAACATAAAAGCCTATAAATCCCATGCCTCAGGCAGTGTCACTGGTGGAAATGTCGTAGGGGGACTGATTGGCTTAGAATCAGGGAACGCATTCAACGAGTTATGTTATGCCTTGGGAAATGTAACGGGAACGAAAGTTGCCGGGGGATTGGTGGGGGCGCATTTAGGTAGATCCCTGATGAAAAAATCCTATGCCGAAGGGAATGTCACAGGCACTGAGGATTATGCCGAGCCGGAAATTTGGGATACATCCATGTTAGGTATTGGTGGGCTTGTTGGATTTACCATGTTCGAGGGTACAGACAGGTGTTATGCCCTTGGTGATGTAGTCGGATTTCACCGTGTAGGTGGGCTAGTGGGTGCAGGAACCGGCGGCGGTTATCGTTCACCCAATATTCAAAGCTCATTTGCCCAGGGTAACGTATCCGGAGTTAGTCAGGTCGGTGGCATGATTGGTTATGTATTCCCGAGTTATTTAGATTTTCGGGATATATACTGCACAGGTTCGGTAACAGCAGCACGAAACAAAGGTGCTATTATCGGCCTTCGCGGTGCGCCTTACTTCCCCGATGACCCGATTGGTACAATAACATACCAATCACCGGCATACTACAACTCAGACACAAATACAGCCCTAAACACCAATGGTGGCGAAGGCAAAACCACTGCTGAATTGCAGTTAGAGGAGACATACACAGAAGATTGGTCGTCGTTTGATTACTACTTTGTTATTGATCTGGACGAAAGTCCTTACCCAATCTTGAAGGTATTTTATGATCCTCTTGGGATAGTTATTTCAGCGGTGAAAGGTAGTGCAGCACAGGGCTTGGTTTGTGCCTATACCGTTGATGGTGTGACATACTACCGAAAATTTGACGGCGCATCCTGGGAGGCGGTGGTTGAAGTGACCGACCTACCTGCCGGTACCGATACGCTTAATTTATTTAAGAGCAACGATGATAGAATAGGTTTTGTGGCTGATGTTGATGGTGCTATGAGTTGGGCACTGACCCAGCAGGATAGTATGACCATAGAGTACACAAAAACACTGCCACCTGGAACTGGTGGCAACTTAATTCAAACAGTTGACGATAAACCGAAACTGTATTTTATCAACACTGTTCAGTCACTTTCAAAATCGGATGCCGTTTTCTCTGGTGATTGGGATGCTCTCATGTTCGGTAATATAAGCAATTTAGCTTCTGATAACTATATTTCGAGATTGAAAGCAAAGCATTTTGACGGTAAGACTTGGATTACTTGGCGGTCAAGAGGACAGCATAGGATATTTTCACAGGATGAAACGGCAGACGTGGAGGAAGTATTGAAGTTAATTAGTGGCAGTATTACGCTTCGCCAAGATACTCCAGTGGTGCAGGTGACTCTGGAAACTGGAGTTATAGATCCTATTTAATCAGGGAGGGGTTGAAGGCATAAAACAAGGTATAAACATAAACGGTATCAGCGATTTAACCAACGATGCCGCCGTTAGGAATTATGTAAATCTTGGTAAAATAACGGATTATAATTTGAACAATTTAACAGTATTGGCAGAAGTATTTTTCCCAGAAGGAAAAACTATTAATGGGACTGTACTTTGTACATCATTCAAGAACAATAACACCACTGTAACAGGTAGAAGCGGTTGGGTATTTAGAGTAGTAAACGGTGAGCTAACGTTCATCATACGAACTGACGGGCCGAATGCTAGTCAAGTGACTGTAGCTAAGCCGGAAGCAATATCTATTCCAAGTCAACTGATTACTAGAATTGCTGGTACTATCATAAATGGGACAAAGGCAAAGACTTATGTAAATGGGCAGCTTGTAGGTGAAACTCCTGACGACGCTGGAACACTCCGTTACGATATGACCAAAGGTCACAATACTGTAATTGGGATTATATGGGAAAAAGACCCTGCTACCCTACAGGATTTTTTATATAGCGGATTTACTGGAATTATTGGCTATGTCAGAATATATAATCGAGTGTTATCTGCCGATGAAATTGAACTTGCAGGTATTACTGATTACCGGATATCAGAAGGTCTTATCG